GTTTTGCCAAACGCACCCCGTTTGGGTCGGGCCTAATGTTGGCGATTACATTATGGTCCGTCACCCGAAGTGGGGCTTGGCAAAGGACACTTTTTGCTTGAATAACTACAATACCGAGAAGATGTTCGCGGGATGGATGCATGCTGTGGGTGAGGGTGGTATTGCCCTTACTGGTGGTGTGCCAATCTGGCAGAATTTCTATCGCTGCTACTTGCGGTCCGGTAAAGCCTGGGACAAAGTAGGGGCTGCTCAATCTTGGGGTGTTAGACACCTCATTGGCAACCTCAAGCGTGGCTTTACTGAGCCTTTGCCAAAAACTCGAGCAAGTTTTTATTGGGCATTTGGTATAACACCAGATGAGCAAGTAGTTATTGAGCGTGAGTATGACAATAGGGTAGTCACCACAAGCATGGGAAGCTTGTGGACCCCCATATGTTCATTGCCCTGGTAGCGACCTGGGTGGGCGGCGTCCCGTAAAACCGTGAGCTTATCTCTTAACCCGACTGGCCCGTCGTTAAACTGCTGTTGGGGCAAAAGCCCTATTGGGTTTGTGGTATTAAAATGCCCAAAACGGTCACCGTGCTAAACAAAATGCCGAACGACTGCACGGCGCAATCCGTTGGATACCACAGATGAACAGTCTTCCTTGGCAGGAGAATCCAATACATGCCACCCAAGAAGAAGAATGCGAGAAGAAGAAATGCAAGTCGCAAACGACGTGCGACAGGCAAACAGCCCGGAATTGGTACAGTTGTCAAGATGCTCAAGGGTTTGTCACTTAACAAGCGATCAAACATTACTGGTGCAGGCAGGTTATTACTTAATGCTGGTAATACTGTCGGTGGTATGTTTGGCTTGCCTACTATATTCGGTAGTGGTGACTACTCAATGACGCAGAACTCGTTGTGGGAACCTACGACCCAAGTCCCATTTGTCCATAGTTCCATGACGAGTATTCGTATGCGTCATAGAGAGTATATAGCAGATATTAACATCAGTAATGTGTTTACTACTGTTATTTACCCGGTTAACCCTGGGGTTATAACCACTTTTCCTTATTTGTCCCGCATTGCCCAGCAATTCCAGG